ATGCAACACCGATCCTGGTTAATGTCTCACGAACCTTGAGAAAATCATCGGGTTCTGCAAGTACAACTTCAACCATCTTATCGGGAGACCAATGATATTCGGGCTCGACGACAACACTCATTTTATTCCTCCAGTATCAAGTTTCTTTCTAATGAACGTTAGTTGATCTTCTGTTAGAAGAGAAAGAACTTGTCTGGCTTTTTCATTACTATAACCATAGTAAGATTTGACACATTCAAGGTTCTTCAATTCTTCCTTTTTGATCCACGGAGAAAATCTCCGTTTCGATCTCAAAGTATTTAGTAAAAAATCATACTGCAACTTCTTGTCTAGATGGTGATTTATGTTCATTTCATTAGCAAACATCACAGCATCAACATGTCCAGACAAACATCTGTTGACAATGTATGGCAAATACTTATTTTCAATTGTAGGATCTTCATCGATCATATTGATCTTTGAAGTATTGATACTATTCAACCAATCTTTCAGTTCAGTCATCGATTTAGAATTCGTTCTTTCAAGTCTTCACTCCAATTATCATAATATCCAGTTCTTTGCAACTGCTTTCTTGCATCTTCAAGTTCTTTTCTATCTTGAACAATTAACATTGCTTTTCCATGATTAGTAACTAAACCATCAAAACATTCTACAAGATCTGGATGCTCTTCTAAGAATAGAAAATTAGGATATTTTTGATTATACTCTTTAGCAATATCTTCAAGATCTCTAGCAGAGATATCTTCAAATCGAAAGATCATTACTTCTTTCAATTCTTTGAAATCTTCCTCCATTTGCTCAAAGGAAATAAATTCCTTTACATCAACCATATTTTCTATCCAGGCTTTCTTTGCGAATGGACATGGCGGAAGATTTGCAAATACTTTTTCAGGTTTACTTAGGACGTTCAATATCCAATCTTCAATATCTCTATACATTATTTACTGCTTTTTTTCTGTCTGCTTGGTTATCAATTGGCATTACCCATCTAAGGTTATCTACATGATTATTGGCAGGATCATCATCAATATGATCAACATATGCTGTCCTCCTAATCCATTCCTTAGCAGGTTCTGGGATTTGATCCCAACATTCCGCGACTTCTTTTGGAGGAAACTCATCAATAGGTCTCCATGTTTCCATTACAGCACGATGAGCATCTACTGATATTGCTGGAGAATACTTCTTACCTCGTGCTCGATGATCATAATCAGTATAAAGATCTTTTGGTATTGATAAAATATAGGAATAACATCTAAATCGTAAACCTTCCTTTTCAATTCTAGCCGCGTATTTCGGTTTTGGTGCTAGAAATCTATTACGTTTAGAACTCCATATTTTTCCCTCAGTATTACAATAATACCCAGGAATTTCTTTTTCATAACGAATGACTGGTTTGAAGTCGGAATTCAAATTGACGATCATCTTTCAATGTAGGATAATGTATGTGATTGTGAGTATAATTGATGGATAATAATATCGCAACCTATTTTTGGATTAGAATTTCCGCAAGTATAAACATCTACTGCTGCTCTACCTTCTTCTGGCCAAGTGTGAATGCTTATATGACTTTCTGAAAGTAAAGAAACAACAGTGACACCTTGTGGAGCAAACTTTTTTGAAATCGTTTCAAGCACTGTAGCACCACTTGCTTCTGCGGCATTTTCTAGTAATTCTACAAGGTATCGTTCATCGTCTAACAAAACGAATGAACACCCGTACAAATTAAGTAGATAATGCTTTCCCATCAGAGTAGTTTAGAAGAAGAAGTTCTTTTCGATCCTTCTGGTCCATTAAATAATCTCCAGTCGATCTCATAGTATATGTATGATCAAACTCAACTGCAGACCATTTAGAAAATCTATCTTTGACTAATTGTGATGAATTGTAACTAATCAGCATATGAAGTGAGCTATTATCGCAATGAACAGCAAACTGATCGTGATCAAATCCTTTGTGCATTGATCCTTTGTTCCCGTAGAGATTATCCTTAATGTCATAAGGAGGATCAAGATATACAAAAGCACTATCACCACTGTAAAAAGAAATCAGATCATTATAATGGTAGTTAGTGATCGTCCAGTTTTCGATTATCTTAGAATACTCTGGCAATTTTTCAATGCCCCGCATAGAGAAATTGTTTTCTGATGCTTGAGGGGAAAATGATGAGTTTTCGGTGAGACCAGAAAAGGAACACTTATTGACAATATAATAAGAAATGGCACGGTGTAAGTCATCGGTTCTTTTAGGAACCGCACTAAGGTATTCCTTGCTTTCCAAAAAGAGAACTTTGGCTCGATCAGGATCATCGTGCCTTTGTTTGAGATCTTTGAGATATCTCGTAATTTCATTGCCATTACTCCTCAACTGTTTCCAAAAATTGATAAGTGGTTCATAAAGATCGTTGACCCAGATATTGAGATTTGGATACTGTTGAGTAACATAAAGTGCAACAGATCCTCCCCCGAGGAAAGGTTCACGATACTCCTGATACTTAGAAAGGTCGGGAAAAAACTGATTGATTTTATTTGTTGCTCTTGACTTTCCGCCAGGATAACGAAGGGGTGTTTTCAAACTTGTCATAATCAAGCGTTATTTTTTGGTCCGTAGTTCAAGAAAAAATTAGTTGAAAAACTAATACGTTCTACATCAGCATTGAAAGGATATACATAATGGATCAACCATGCAGGGAACAAGTAAATATCTCCTTCTTCTGGTTCAATAGGTCCAAATGTATGCATATTATGTGGAGCCCATTGACCATACTGCCACTCAATTTTACCTCCAGTAGGATTTCTACCGCGTTGAGAAGGATGTTTCCATTCATCTTTCAATTCTTGAGGAACTTGTGCATAGATAACACAAGAAAAATCTCCAGCATGAATATGTGGTGGGTTCCATTCACCTTTACGTTGAACATTTACCCAAGGAAGTTCTACTTCAATGTCCTTCAGTTCTTGCCCTGCTGGTGGATTATAAAGACCCACTTTACTCATTTGAATGATATAGTCACCAACAAATTCTTGAAGTTCACTAATGGCATTTGAACTCATGCCAAAACTAACTTCACGATCGATATTGCCAGCGAGTAAATGATTGTTTTCAATTTCAGAATTTTTTGCTTGATCAACAATCTCCTGCCGAAGACTTTCAGAAATTTTACTCTTATATAAGACTGGTCCAAAAGGACGCAAAATCATTCCAGGTTTAATAGTCATTTAAATTCACAGTTACACATAATTTCGGTTAGTGCTGCCAGAAGATTAATTTCTTGATCGGCAACAAATGCAGTTTGATACTGATACTTAGCAATGATCAATACTGCTTCAGGAATAGAATTTGGTTTGAGTGTATCGTAAATACAATCGTAGATATTGCGAAGGATTGTATTGGGATCGTTGTCTAGGTTCTGTACGATCCACTTGCGGACATTAGCAAACTCTTTCTTTGCAAGATACCCAACAAGTTCTTTTGTGTTGACGTTAGATAGAAAACCAAGAATACCAGTGTCAATAGATCCACCAGCAGAATAACGTTGACATTCATTTAGAATACGACGCCAATCTGGAAAGTGTTGATTGATTATTTCGACAAGAACTTTCGGATCATGCTTGACATTCTCTGTCTCAAGAATAGTCCCGAGACGCTTGAAGAATGCTGCTGCGATTGCTGGTTTTTGTTTCCCGTTGATTGTAAAGTCAACGACTGCACATCTTGAATGCAGTGGTTCAATGATTTTGTTTTTGTAATTGCAGGTGAAGATGAAGCGGCAGTTGTTATAAAATGCCTCAATATTTGCCCGTAAGAGGAGTTGTACGTCGTGGGTTGTGTTATCAGCTTCGTCAATAATGATGACTTTGTGCTTTGCGTCCATTGCCGAAAGCGATACGGTCGAAGCAAAGTTCTTTGCTTGATTTCTAACCGTGTCCAAAAATCGTCCTTCATCTGATCCGTTTATTACATAACAATCTGCTTTTAGTTCGTGACAAAGTGCTTTCGCAACTGTCGTTTTACCAATACCAGGAGGACCTGCAAGAAGAAGATTTGGAATTTCTCCTTTACTTACAAAGTCCTTTAGAGTAGATTTGATTGCATCTGGAAGAATACAATCATCAATTTTCTTTGGTCGATATTTTTCTACCCAAAGAAAGTCATTACGATCCATAATCATTTAATACAAATAAATCCCACAAAATTGTGGTTTCTCCAAAATGGAGTAATATCAAAACCAATCTTAGCAC